CCGCCTCAACCCGCTGCCTATCGACATTGTCACCATTCATCGGCAACATGATTGCCTTGTTAAGTGTTACTTGTCCCCATATCAACAAGGAACAAATAGTGGAGATTATTAAGCACGGTATTCTTTTTGCCATAATGTTTGTTTTTTAACTTCTTGGGAGTTGCCCACCTATTAATTATATAAGAGGGCAACCCCATAGAAGAAATTAGTTAAAGTAAAGTAGTTAAAAGACGGAGCTCTTATTCTGCCTCAGTCTCTAAAACACCAATGTAACCATCATCAACTGATGTAATGGTTATAACATAGTAGTTTTCAGGAAGCAAATTCACATCATAAGAATATGAATTTCCGTTTGTAACAACTGGAGCAGAATAAAGAACCTGCCCATCTACATCTTTCACCATTAGAGTGAATGAACCCTCTGCCTCAAATTCAACCGAGATTCTATTCTCGTTTGGATCATAAGTCACTTCAGGTACATCCGCATAGTGAGTTCCACCTTGTGTTCGATCTTTTGTCATTAATACAGTTGTTACTGTATCTCTTGCGAAAGACATTGTAATGGAAGAAAGAAACAAAAATAAAAAAACTGTTTTTCTCATTGTTTTTAATTATTTTAGTGTTAAAAACTCAACTGCAAAATTAAGTCAAAAAAGTGTTAAATCTACCATGTTTTTCTAATTCCCAGACTAAACCAAAAGGATTATAATCACATAAATATCAATGGATTACGAAAATAATTTTAAACCACTAGGAAACCACCTCCAAAATTGTTAATTTTACCCTCCTTGTTTTAATATTTATTAACAATTTAAACTTTTAGATAAGACACACACACTGAGTAATCCTTGACTAATAAAACAATTATAAAAAACATTCAAAAAACACAATAATAATGAAAATAACAAGTTATCTTTGCAGAAAAATTAATAAGAACTAAAACAAAAGATCTATGCGAATTAAGAAAAGGGTGTTGCCGTTTATAGTATTCACATCATTAATAATTGGTATTTTTGCTGGTTGCGACAAATCAGGAATAAATAATGAGCTTGTAAATATTGACTCAGTCCTTTCTCATAAGCAATATGAAACTGCTTTGAAAAAGATTAAAACAATTAATCCATATAACCTAGGAAACAAAGACAAAGCATATTACTCGTTGCTTAAGACACAGGCTGATTACAAAAATTATATTGTTGCGACAACAGATAGTGCAATAAATTTTGCCGTTAATTATTATGAACGCTCTAATGACAAAGAGAAATACACTCGCTCATTAATTTATCAGGGGTGTGTTAATGAAGAACTTGGCAATCTTGAGGAAGCCGTAAAATGTTATCATAAAGCTGATGATGTGGCAGATGAAAAAGACATACAAAACAAAGCATTTGCTAAAATGAGACTTGGGTTATTGTATCAAGACCAAGTTATTGGAGCCAAAAAAATAGCTGTTGAAAAGTTAAAAGAGGCTTTGATTTTGTATAAAAGGATTGGAGAGAGACATTATGAATTAATCTGCTTAACAGAAATCGGAGGCTTATATTCTTATAAAAGTGAAAATATTGACAGTGCTCTTTATTATATTAATACAGCTATACAATTAGCCGACTCCTTAAATGAAAAATCATTACTATTCTCAAACTATTATAGCAAATCATTATATTATGCTAATACAGAGCATAATTATGAAAAAGCAAAAGAAGCAGCACAAAATGCTATTCTCTTAGAAGATGTCATAACTAATCCCGGCGCACATTATAGTTTAGCATCTTCATATATTCATCTTGGTCGTGTTGATTCAGCAAAGTATTATTTAAACATAGCACCAGCAAAAACGACAGATGTAGATAGCATGTCATATTACACATTACTTTCAGAACTTGCAGAAGCTGAAGGCAATAAAACAACAGCATATCAATTTCATGAGAAAGCTCATCTTATAGCTGATTCAATTATGATGAATAGCCTCAATCATCGTTTGAGAGCTGCAGAAAAGAAATATGACACTCAAAAGGTTGAACTTGAGAATGCTAAATTAAACTCGAAACTTAAAACCTCACTACTATCTGTAGCAGCAATAGCAATTATTTCACTTATTCTTCTATTGTTTACTATTCGTTATCGCCAAAGACTAAAAATGAAAGAGATGGAGAATGAATTAATTAATGCTGATCTTGCTTCTTCACTCGAGGATCTAAACAAAATGCAAAAAACCATTGAGTCATATGATGAAGAACTAAATAAAGCAAAACAAGAGTATGTGAGCGCGATAACCTCCTCTGAATCACAAGTATCAGAATTAAAAAGCGAAATTGAGGACGCAAACAAGTCTATAGCATCAGGTTATCAAGAACGTGAGAGGCTTAATGAACAAATACATGAGTTGGAAGAGAAAGAGAAACGTTCCAATGAAATGAAAGAAGTGATAAAAGAGCAAATAACTGTAGTTCGTGAATTGCTCAATTCTTCTTATGAACGTGATAGCGAGACATTTACTAAGGCGTTTAACTCATCAATGAGATTGCCAGGCCGTTCTGATAAAGGTAGTAGTTCTTATTGGAAAAACTTTTATACAATAACAAATGAAATCTTTGATGATATTCTTATCAAAGCGCAAGAGATTGCAGGTGGAATCTTAAAAGATGATGATTTATTTATTATTGCTCTTTGTTGCTGGAGATTTCCAAGACAAGGAATCATGATATGTATGAAATACAATAATCTTGCTTCTGTTACAAACAAAAAAGTGAAAGTAGCAAAAAAACTTAAAATGAAAAATATGGAAGAGTTCTTAACTCTCTATCGTGACAATAAAGAAAGCGAATAAGAACAATACACACTTTCTATACGTATGTCGTGTCAATTTTTGTTGGCACGACATTTTTACAAAAGTTTAGTAATCAATAGAAAAATAGACACTAATTTTGTTATATAAAATCGACAAAGTGTAACACATTATGAATACACTTACCTGATTAGTGCATACAATTGCCACACTAATAGCTACAGAATTCCCGATCCTGATATGTTGTTACCATCATCGTAAGGGAAGTTGCCAAAGTCTGCTTGATAGCTTGCACCGCTAAGCGCAGAGCTACGCCCTGCGGCCAGCGACTTACAAGCGCAGACTTTAGCGAATGCTTCGCATTTCTCTTAATCAGAAAACTCCTACAGAACTTAAGCCATAGGCATTTTTGTAAGGAAATTTTTCACATCCTATGTAGAGGGTGTCGAAGGCATCGGTGCCGTCGGTACGATGCTGCAAGAGGTCTTCTTCGGTTTCGGCGAGTTTTTCGCCGCCTTTGTCCTTACGGAAACCGTTGCGTCCTCGTGTTACCCCTGCTGTCTGGATTGCCAGGATCAGGTCATCATTGTTTTGTCGGTTGAACATTGGCATTAGGCGTTGCTTCCCAGCAAATCCCTGGTTTATCAGCAAGTATTTCTCATCGTGGCGCATCGGGTTTCCCAGGTTTATGTCCTCCACCTGCCATCCGTGGCGTTCAAACTCATGGCACACAACCCAGTGGAAGTCCTGTTCGTTTACGGCATAGTTGCCGCCCAATGCGGTGCTGTCATAGTAATACACCACCGTCTTGTTCTGGTGATGGATATAGTATCGGCAGAAGTCATCTATCAGCGCCGGAATCTTACGTTCAAACTTCGTGTAGAACGACTTTATCACATCCAAACGTCTTCCATGCGGTTGCCCAGCCACTATCCAGTTGATGTTAGCGTTGTAGTCCATTCCGATGCAGATAGGGGCAAAAGGATTCAGGTCCTTGTCCGCTCTGCAATCCATCTGACTGTCGTTAAACTCATAGCCCAGCGAGTCCAGATAGTCAAAATCGCTGGCGTTGTATTTATGGCCTTCTCTCATACTCGAGTAGAAGCCATCTTTTGCAATGCCGATACGTTGGCACAGTATCGATGTCTGAAACGTCTTAGGTGTCAGGTCACGCTTCATCTGCTTTATGTAAGACTCGCCGAGAAGCTGCAGGTTCTCTATCGACGAGTATTCCTTATAATACACTGCCACCGAGCGCATCTTGTTTAGGTTTGTATCAAGCTGTCGCAGATAATTGCGAAGATAATTCGGCACCTTCTCTCTCTTTGCATTGAGAGTGCGGATGCGCTCTTTCGTCTTCCATATCTCAAAGATTGTTGCCTTTATCGTCTCTATAAGCTCCACATCCATTTTGTCCTTATAATGCAGGAACCACGAACCCTTCTGCGTCTGTGGCATATCAGAGAGTATCATCACGCTGTGGTTAAACGAGTGATGTCCGAAGTACGACTTGATACCACCATTCGCCGGCAGAGTCTCATCCTTCAGTCGCTCATAGTCAATGAATTTTGCCTCATCAACAAGCAGCCAAGAGAGAGTCAGCGAATTTGACGAACCTGGTCTGTCCTGCGATATGATGATGGCGCACGAACCATTATAGAACGTGATGACGTGCTCATACTCGGCTGGCTCTATTATCGGTTTGCCAAACGACTTCGGAGGTTTCTTGCCGATAACATAATGAACGTCTTTGATATACCCCCATCGCTTCCATGCTGCAAGCAGACCAGGTATTGTGTTGGTCAAACCATGTTTATAAGTCGGCACCACAATGCCGCCAGTTGAGCCAGGCATCCGCTGCATATTACGCAGTACGAAAGGCGAAGCAATCGAGTCCGTCTTTCCCGTGCGTCGCCCCGCCACAATTACTGTTGTGTTGGCGCCAATAAGCTGCGTCAGCCTCTGTGGCGTGTTAAAGTATATTTTCTTCTTTGGCTGTTCCATCTTCAGGGAATAGTGATTTTTCTTCAAGGTCAGCCTCCTCAAACTCAATGTCCTCGATGTCGATGTTCTCTGCTTTGTATTTGTGCAGAAGCTGCTGGATGCGCTCCTGGAGACGCGGCATAGGCTTAATGCCGAGCACCGAAGGGTCATCGGTGGCAGTGAAGGGTTGCACCACGATAAGGTCATAGGGCACTGCCTGTTCATCCTCCAGGTCCACACGGTTGAACTTCGCATAGGAAGAAGCCGCTTTCTCCATCGTCTTCGTATCCTTGCGTTTCTTCGCCATCTGGAACGTCTCCAGAATCATCTCGTTGTAGCGGTAGCGGTGGAAGTCACGCGATGCTTGCGATAGGTGTGGCAGCAGTGCCTTGACGATTGCCAGGTCACTGTAAGCCTGCGTCTTGTTCAGTCCGAACCGCGAGGTCACATTCTCCACAAACTGTCGGTCTTTAGCGTCTGGGTTGGATAGGAACCAGTTATATTCCTCACGGATGCGAAGCACTCTGAGCGCTATCGGCTCCGAGTATTTCTCCCTGAGCTCATCCTCACTGGTGAACAAGTCCAGTCGGCACGCCTCCAAAGGTTTAATCTGTTTCTTCATCACTCATCGTCTTCCATGTCGAGCAGATTACGGTGCGTGTTCTCTATGGCCAGTGGCGACCCCACCTGCGCCAGCTGCATCTCCTGTGCGAGGAGTTTCACTTTGGAAGCAGCCTTCCCTCTGCGGTAACGCATGCTCACCGCTGTCGAGTGGTCAGCGATGTCCGAGCGCAGCGACTCTGCCGGTATGCCGAGAATCACTGCCATATCAGATATTTTCAGGTAGATTGAGGCGAATTGCTCAACCTGTTCAAGTTCATAGTCAGTATATTCCATGAGTTTTCAGTAATCAGTTTTCAGTTCTGAGTTTGTCAGACGTTGGGTGAAGAGGTCATTCAGTGGCACTGAGTGGTTTTTGATCAAGTCATCAATTTGAGCATATAGCGTGTCGAATATCTGCGCATCGGTCGTCACCACTGCACTCTCGCAGCGGTTGCCTCGTGTTAGGTTTTGCGATGTTATGATACTCACTGTCTCGCCCTGCTCGCTGCGTATGAGCAGCACCTTACTATGGTTGTCAGCGAGGTAAGTAGTATCAATCACCTGCGTTATGAACGCCCAGAGTTTCAGTGTTTTATTAGTGGCTTTGTGGTCCAGCACCAGGTTGAACTTCGTCACCAGTCCCGACTTCTCTATGAAGTATAGACGACGAATAAACTCCTCGCTGATAGAGAACGAAGTCTGCCACACCTCACACAGACCGAGTTGCTTCAGGACCCAGTCCAGGATGTCAGCCACTTGCAACGCGTTCGACAGATAAGCCTGGTAAGGTTTTTCCTTCAAAGGCTTCAGATAATCCGATATGTCGGCATCCCGTCTCATTTCTTAAATGCACAATTCATAATGCATAATGCACAATGTTTGAGTTGTCAGTAGTCAGTAATGAGTTGCGTTGGTTCTTCTCACTGGCGATTAGAGAATCCCAAGAGATTTCAGGTCAGCAGTGAGTTTTTCAGTAGGGTTAACCACCTGGCCGTACCATGTGAGGATCTTAGCCTTGAGTTCCTTTGTGGGCTTCTTGGCATACTTACCTTTGTTCAGGTTAATCATCCGCACCGCCTGTCGGCTTTGCTCACGCAGGTCTTCAGTAAGCACCTGCTCACCGTCAGCACCTGTGTAGTGGTCATAGACCTCCCAGTTCGAGTGCAACTTTTTGTCAAGAGTGATTAACTCTTTCAGGAACGGGTACCGCTCACTGTCAGGGCAAGTGGCGTTCTCCAGCGACAGCGTGCGGAGTTTCAGATGGAGTTCTCGCATCTTCTGCACGATAGAGAGATTTTCCACGTATAGAGCCTGTATCTCGTCAGGCAAAGAGTCATGGTCATCACGCTTGCCTGCTTTGAATTTCTCGCCATTGTTGGGTGTCAGAACCTTCTTTGCGATGGTGTCCACCTGCAGCTGCATTTCCTCCACCTGCTCGTGCGTCATTTGTCGCAGACGGAAGTCCAGGCGTTTCTTCAGTTGGTACTCGATAAATAGCATATTCTTCTCACATGGGCGCAGCATCAGATTGTGATGCATTATTTTGTTACCAGTGAGTTTCAGCAGCATCATCGCCCCTGCGTTGTAGTCTCTTTGTGAGGCAGGAGCATTCAGCCACTCTTGAACTTGTTTTGTGAAATTGTTATCCATGTTTTTTGAGTTGTGAGTCATCAGTTGTGAGTTATGAGTTTTCTGTAGTGAGTTATCAGAGTTTGTTGTTGATTGCTGAGTAAAAAACGCAGTTCTTGTTTACGGAGACAAGTAGTCGTTTCATTGCAGCCATCGTCTGCCCTGTGGTGACGAAGTCGTCAAACACTATTATGTTCGCCTCACGCGGCAGGACGTTCAGTTCAAACGTGGCGTTCACTCGCTGCTTCGTGTGGCACAGCGCCACATCCTCGTAGAACGGTATGCCCAGCGAGGCGGCGATGCGCTCACTAATGAGCGTGGCGAAATTCTTCACCCTGTGACGGCGCTTAGGTGAGGTGCACACTGCCCACGAGCCATCAGCCAAGTGGTAGCCTAAAGTCTCGCTGATTACTGGTGTCATGTTCGATGCAAAGAACTCCACCATGGCAGGGTCACCCTTTATTTCTGTGAGCGTGCGCCCATAGATTGACTTCTTCCATATCGATACGAAGTCCACATCCGAGCGACGCGTCAGTGCCAGTTTGTAGGTGAAATCACACCTCGCCTCATGGGACTTATCCCATGACTTGCGTTTCTGAACGGCAAACAGATCCTTCTGTGCCGCCCTGCCTGATGGAGCATCCGGCACACAAACAGGACCGCTCCCGACAGTCGGGAACGTGATGTCACTCAACAATTCGCCTATGTCAAGAGCGGAACCCATCTTGGAGGAGCATTATTCTTAGTGACCCGACAGGTCAGTTGGTTCAGTGGGGTCCAGGTGGCTTTCACCGCTTGTGGAGCCCGACGACGTGCCGCCGGCATAGATGGTGCCGTCTTCCGTCTCGATGCGTCCTTCGTAGAAAGGAGCCGGGCATTCGTCCGTCGCCTCCACCGAGAGCGTCGTGCTCGTGGTGCCTGTAGCCCCTTGTCCCAGGTCTTGCGCCACTGTCGATTTCACCTGCCATTTCTCGCTTCCCACCACACGGTATTTGCCGCGCACTGTCTCCACGAGATATACGCAGTCACAGTTGTTCACGTAAGCCGCCAGTGCCGAGGCCTCCACGCCCACGCCAGGGTGAACCGCTGTCAGCTTGTTCAGTTGCGTCATCGATGGGTATTCCCCTTGCGCCTCACTTGTGAGTTGCGACTTGTCCGGCAGGATGTCAATGAACTTCCATGTGGCGTCAGCCACCAGCTCGAAGTTTCCAGAGTATGCCGCCGATGTCAGTCGTCCGTTCGCGTCGCGCGTCAGCGTCGGCCACTGCACAATCTGGTCCTTGCTTATGTAGTACAGACGACGCTTTATGCCTGGGAGCTCCGGCGTGCCCTGGCACCATGCCAGCGACTTCTGTATAGGAGTACATGATTTAGCCATAGTCTAATAGTCGATTAGTGATTAGAAAATAGAGAATAGAGAATAGAGAGAATCACGCTGCCAGCTCGATCACCTTCATGCGTCGGTAGTCGATAGACTCGAACTGCACCCCGAAGAACATGGTGGCGATATATGAGAGGATGAAAGGCTCGTATTCTTTGACCATCACGCTCTCCACGTCTCCCATCTGGTCGAACCCCACCAGCATATTGCTCTTTGGAGTCACGTGGAAGAACTTGCTGTCAGCCTTGTTGTACAGAGGCACGATGTGCAGCTTGCCGTTGCTTCCCTCCACCGTGTTCTGTCCGAACTGCGTGTAGTAGTTGATTCCCGCATGCGTGAGCAGCATCGCCTCGTTGTATTTGTCTGCGAAGTCCTGCGAGCAGTATAGGTTCAGGTCCAGCGCTCTCAGGCGTGGGTCAAGAGAGTACAGAATCTCCTTGGCGATGTCCAGTGCGTTCGCCGTGGTGATCTCCTCTGTGAGTTTCATGTAGTTCTTGTTCTCGACACTGATCTTGTCACTGTCGATCTCCTTCTGGGTGATGGTGTCGAACCCGTCAAACAGGTCTTTCGTGGTGTCACCGCTGGCGTTGCGCACGCCATTCCAGATCGCGTCATTCAGGTGCGACGAGAGCCCCTTGGCTATCAGCGTCAGCACGTGCAGCGCCGATGGCGCGCGCATCTGCCCGTCACCTTTTGTGGCCGCCATGTAGCCCAGGATGGTCGATGCTGCCGAGTTAGGCTCGAACTTCGCCACCACTGAGCCCATGAACGTCTCCAGCGTGCGGTATTCCACTGTCAGGTTAAAGTCCATAGAGCGGCTGGGCTTGTAGGGTCCAAACTGCGCGTCACCGCTTATGGCGCCCACATTCTCCTTGTAGCGGATGCCCGGGCGAGGCGTCATGTGCTGCAGGGTGTCCTGGCACCCGATGATAGGCATGTAGAGGAGTTGCTTGCGGTACTTCACCGCCGCGTCCTGCAGTGCAGAGGTAGGTATAGATATAACTTGTCCTGCCATAATGATTTGTCGATTAGATAAAAGGTTTTGGTGTTAATACAAGATTCTTTGGTGTAATGTCAACTTGGGGTATTAAGGCACCAGGTTGAACATCTCGTTCGCTGAGTTCACCATACCGGCGAACTCCTCGAATGGGGAGGCTGGGGTCTGCTGCTGCGAGCTGTCCACCACAGCCTGTGATTTCTCTGCCGGTGCCGCCTTCAGGGCGTCCACCTGCTCGGTGAGTTCGGCGTTGTCGCTATCACGCTGTGCGATGGCCTTTTCTATGGTCTTCATCTGCTCCAGAGTCAGCGTCATGCCTTCCTCACCCACGGCAAAGTCCTCAATGCCGAGGACCTTGCCCAGGAGTGTGAGGGTGTGATTCATAGGTTTTTCGATTTCAGGTTGTTTACTTACTGCATTTGCTTCATTATTCTGTATGGCACATTTGTTGTCGTCACATGAATTGTCGCTTTCAGCTTCAGAAGTCTGAGCCTGAGCCACTGCCTTGACAGCGGTCTCCCCGCCATGCCTGGCAATGCCGTTCTCACGCTGCATCCCGAATATTGACAGCAGCGCCGCCATGAACCGTGAGAACAGCGGTTCCTTTGTTTCCACAAAGATATCAGGCACAGGAATCCCTGCCGCCGCCATCGCCGATGCTACTGCGTCCGTCAGGACCGGTTTCGGCTCGTTAAAGTCCGTGACTTCATCCACGAATCCCCATTGCTTTGCCTCGGTCGCTGATAGCCATCCCCCTTGGCGCATCAAGTCCAGCAGATCCCCTTGCGGCTTGCTGCACTTGCCGGCGTACATGGTGGCGATGTTGTTGTCCAGTTTGTTCAGGTCACGGATGGCGGCGTCACATTGCGAGCGCACCGCTTCCAGCTGGTCCGCGTTCAGGTTTCCCCACTCAAAAAATTCCGTGCTGCATTTATGCACCAGGTACATCGCTGAGGAGTCCATGGAGATATGCTTCGCTCCCAGCGAAGCTATTGTTGCCGCGCTGGCGTTCATCCCAACGAAGTGCACGCTCACGTTGCCGTGAGCTTTGAAAGCAGATGCGATGGATAGAGCCTTGGCCAGTGACCCGCCCAGGCTGTCTATGAGCACGTTCACCGGTTTGTCTTTGTTTTGAGCCAGCACGTAGTCCACGTAGTTGCTGTCAAAGTCATAACCGCCCACGTACCCTTTCAGGTGAAGGTGATAATCTGTGTTTTTCATAGGTTTCGGCTTGTTTACCGCAAAATTAACAATGCTGCTTCTTTGAGTAAAAGACAGTAAATTATACCCTCTGTTTCGGATATTATTGTTATCTTTGCAGTCTAATAGAGGCAAAATAATGGCTGAAAATCAGAACATAGAATACAAAGAATCATGGCGCGACGAATATCTGAAATGGATATGCGGCTTCGCCAATGCGCAAGGCGGCAGGATATACATTGGCATTGCCGACAATCAGCAAGTCGTCGGCGTCAGCAATTCCCACCGCTTACTGGAAGATATACCCAACAAGATAGTAACAACGCTCGGCATCGTGTGTGACGTTAATCTGCTGGAGCGTGAAGGCAAGGAAATCATTGAGATAGTGGTTGAGCCGAGCAATATGCCCATCGCTTATAAAGGCGAATACCATATCCGCAGCGGTGCGACCAAGCAACAGTTGCGAGGCGTTGCCTTGCAACAGTTCATCTTGAAGAAAATGGGCTTGTCGTGGGATGATGTTATTCATCCTACCGCCACGATTGAATGTATAGATGATGAGGCCGTTAGGTATTTTCTTCAAAACGCTGTTGAAGCTGACCGTTTGCCTGAAAAAGTTAAGAACTCATCTGTTGAACAGGTCTTAACGAATATGGACTTGATGGATAATGAAGGGCATTTGAAAAATGCCGCAGTTTTGCTTTTTGCCAAAAGGCCACAAAAATATTTCTCTGGAGTAGAGTTTAAGATTGGCCGGTTTGTGCGCGATAACACCGACTTGATTATTCAAGATGTAGTGTCGGGCAATATATTGCAAATGGCAGATGAAGTAGTTCGCATACTAAGAGCAAAATATCTCATATCCCCAATACACTATGAGGGTATGGTTCGGAAAGAGCCTTTGGAAATCCCCGAATCATCGTTGCGAGAAGCCATATACAATGCGATAGTCCACAAAGATTACACAGGGGGTGCCATTCAAATGAAAGTGTGGAATGACCGCATAGAACTGTGGAATGATGGCACATTGCCGGAAAACTTCACAATTGACATGCTTTTGAATGATCACACATCAAAACCTCGCAACAAGAACATCGCCCACATATTCTACATGGCCGGGTTTATTGAATCTTGGGGGCGCGGCATAGACAAGATGCGCATGGGATTGAGTGAGGTGAGTTTGCCGGAACCAACATTCAAAGAGCATTGTGGCGGTTTGTTGGTGACAATCAAAAGAGGCGAAATGGCAAACAAGCTATACAATGGTATCACAACGAATGATACTAAAAATGATACTATAAATGATACTATAAATGATACTATAAATGATACTATAAATGATACTATAAAACTTACACCTCGTCAGCAACAAATTCTACGTATTATAAGTGATACTCCCAATCTGAAGATACAAGGAATGGCGACCATCCTAAACGTTTCAGTACCAACAATTAAGCGAGATATAAAAGTTTTAACTTCAGCAAAGCGAATTATTCGTGTCGGTTCACTGAAGGATGGTCATTGGGAGGTGCTAATATAGCGGTTTGGAGATTTTGAGGTCACTATAATGAACCCCAAAATGAACCCCCAAAAATAGAGCCACCCTTGCGAGGTGGCTCCGCCATCGGATGGGGCGATGTAGCCTACATCACACGGAAGGTGTAGCCATCGGTAAAATCATAGTCATACCGGAAAAGTTCCTCAGAGTAAGCTTCCATGTCAAAGAAGCGACGCAGGTGCTCGGGGATCTCGTCAAGCAGACCTAGGTCGTCCACTAGCTGTTCGGTGAACTCCTCCTCGCTGTCCCATTTGCCGCAGTAAGCCTCACGGAACTCCTCGAAGGTTACCTCCGAGTCGCAGCGGATGTCCATATACGCCTCGAAGGCCTCCTGCTCATCCTCGTCCAGAGCCGCAAACTCTTGGATGCGGTCAAAGGTGTCCTCACTGAGGCTGCCCTCATCGTACCACGCTTCGGGGAAGTTCTCATAGTCTTGAAACATGAATTCCGGGTCTGCCTCATCTGCGACTATCAGCCGGCACACCTGCAGGAACTCGTCATAATCGCCACACAGGGTCAGGTCCACCCACATGCCATCGAGGTTCCCGCAGTTGTAGCGGTGGTATGAAGACACGTACACAGCCGGATTTCCCGTGTGGAAGTCATACTTAAAGTCCGCCAAGTCCAGCTCAGCGTCACACACATCAACATTATTATTGAGATTGTTGGAACTTGAGAGAGCCTTTACGCTCTGCTCCTTGTCAGTGCTCTGGGCACCACTGATTGAATCATTAAAAAGAGATAATTCGTTCATAGCAGTAAGGATTTAAAAAGTTAAACATCATTGATCTTGCCATCACTTATCGCTTCGCCTTTACACTGCCTGCAAAGAGCGCCAGCCCACACATCGAGCAAGGCTTGCAAGAGAAATACTACCCGGTCAGGTGTGGAGATTTCTCGCCAGCAACGTGAGCCAGGCCTTGCGTGTGAGGGTGGCGCATTACCTTTGCAGCGTAAAGGAGAAGCGGTGAAGGCAAGCCGATGTTTAACTTCAATCCTTACTGCTATGAACCCATCTTTCCTGTCAATCAGTGGAGACCAATAGAGAGTGCTGACTAGGAGCAGGATTAAAGAAGAACGGCCCACGCTCACGCGCAAGCCGCCTTGTTGAAGGACATAATATGTTTAACAGTAATAAGTCTTTCTTTTAACCAATTCTAAATTCTACCAATTATATAGTTAATTCCAACATACTTTCTGTCGTTAACCGATTTTATGGAGAAAATTATACAAACCAAGCTACCAGGAAGAAGCTTCATGAGACTTTTTAGGCCATTTGAACTCATCGAAAAAAGGAATAATGACGGCAGACGTTTCACAACGGCCACCGTCCGAAGGTTAGTTGATATATGTTTACTTTTAAATCTTGCATGGAATGAGAGATTTCTGCGCATAAAGCAGAATCTCGACAGAGAATACCGCTGGATCGCCGTCAGGTGTTCCAGTGTCTTGAGTCACTTTCACTATAGGCCTCGGCTTTTCTCGCTGTCCGATGATGTAGGACTTGCCGTTGCAGTCGGTGACCACAAAAGCCACATGCCTTGATGTGGGCATTGCCTCACGCGTGTTGAAGCGCAGAGTAGTCTGCTCGATCCTCCCGTTATTGTTGTATGAAGATACCGCCTCACAAGTCGGCACACCACAGAACGATATCGGTGTGATGTCAGTGAACACTCCCACAGGCAGTCCTGCCAGATGCTTCAGCATAATCTCCCTCTGCAACCTATCCGCAGGCACATAGCCTATATTCTTAATCCCTGGCAATGAGTTGGTTATCATTATTATGGTGATAAATGATGATTAATGTAGATAAATAGTGTGGGACATTTTGGATTTTAGGGGGTAGGAAGTCGAAGAATTTTAACCTTTTTTTGCATCCTTACGCTGTTCCCTTTTACGGTAAATGTCACGCTTACGTTTGTATATCTTGGCTATGGTGTTCCAGTTCGTCTCGGTAGCCTCAATGCCATGTGTATCCATCCATGCCCATATCAAGTCTTGCTTGCGCTTGCCGATGTTGCCGAACCTATGGAGGTCCTTCCACAGCTGCACCACAAACCGATTCCGTATGCACTCGGCCAAAGCCAGCCTTGCGGGCTTCGACAGGAAATTGTATTCTCTCGGATCCCTATCCTTGAAGTAAGGAAGTGCTATAGGAACCTTACCTTCACCAGGTTTGTCTTTTTTTCCGAACAGAGGCCTTTTCTTCAAATTCACGTACAAAATGTTGTTCTCGACCGAATGCTTCTTGAATACCACAGGGCATCCTCCGCACTCGTGAATCAGCCACTGCGCCAGGTAATTGTCAATTTTCAGGTGTATCAATACTTCGCTCATATCATTGTCATTTCATGTGTTTGTTACAAAAGTAGTCCCTGTACCCGACATCCTGAAAGACGATAACCTCAAGCATTTCCTTGAAGCGGTCAGAAATGCGAGTGCCGTATTTGTCCTTTATCTCCCTTGGAGTAAGGTTTGTCGTTATGGCGGTGAACACTTGCCGTTGGTACCTCTGCTCCAGTAGGTCGATGACAGGATTCATCACAGTGCCGTAGTTCATTATCTCAGCCGGCTCTTTTCCCACGTCATCAATACCCAGCATGTCTCGATTGCAGAAATCCTTGAATTTGATGTCGTCATTAGCGACTTGAAGTATTCTCCTGACATCAATTATCTCCATTCCCACTTTATAGTTGGGATGTGCATTCTCGATGAACCTAAAGTGGTTTCGGTTCTCTAGAAAGTTCACCGCGCTTTGCAAGGCGTAAAGCAGTGTCGTCTTGCCGTTACCGCATGAGCCGCAGAGCATGACACCGAATTTCGGTTCAGGCTGAGTGATGAATCTTGCCAGAGACACGATACTCCGTTCAGTGTTGCTGTCCAGATTGAGGCTGCCCCGTCTGTTCTCAACCACCCATTTGTAGTGTGCGGCCAGCAAGTCGGCAGCATCCTGCTCCCTCATGTTGAACCTAAAACGAGGTGTCGTAATCTTCCTCCGACTTATCTCCGGCATCAGTTCCCCGACGCGCTGAATATTTATCTTTGTCGGCATTGGCCATTCTTTGATTGTTGCTGTTTTCTCCATTGTTTCCATTTACTTTTGTGTTAATCCACGCCAAGAAATGCAGTTTGAAATCGGTCATGTTCCTGTGCTCCTTCTGTGCGTAGTTGATGTATTCCTTGAATTTCCCTAGCCACTCAAGCACTTTGTCTCTGCCAATGTTGAATTCCTTCATGGCATATTCAATAGAGATTTCAGACTTTTTGAATTCTTCAAAATATTCTTCTTCGCGCGCAGTGGGTTGATGATTAATAATATTATTTATTTCTTGTTTATAATGTGTCTGTGCCCGACTCTGTGCCCTGGTATGTGCTATAGGTGGCGGCAAAAAAGCAAAACTGTCTTCGTCAAGAGCACTGAAAGCCTGCTGATATTTGTCATAATTCACGATGGATATGATGGTCATGTTGGGGTCTTTATTCCGTTTTATCATGCCATGTTCCTCAAAAGCGTCAAGGGTATTCCTTACTGTAGAGCTGCTGGTGTTCCACATGCCCATGAGCCGTCGCACGCTTGTCACCAGCTGCCCGCGCTTCAGTCTGATTTCCTTGTCTCCGAAGCCAACCACTTTCTCCTTCCAAGCGACACAGAAGAGAAGGTACACCCATCTCTTGAACCGCTGGTCACTCGTATTCCATATCCAATGTTCCATAATCGATCTGTATAAAGCTATCCATCCTATCATGACTCATCATATTTCTGAGCGCCAGAAGCGCAGGATTTCCATTCCTGTGTAGAACTTTCTGCGGTTGGTGCGGCGCACGCCATAGCGCAGCTTGCCCATCTTCGCGTACCTTATTATAGTGTTCGGGTGAACACCGAGCAGCTTGGCCGTCTCCTCCAGTGAGTATCTGCCAGTCTTTGCTACATTTGGCTCCGTCGCTATCATGACTCCTCCGATTTAGGTGGGAATAAAATATCCGCTTCACTGTTAAGATGGTGTGCGAGAACGATCTGAGTGTTGATGTCTGGGCGGAACTTGCCTGTCAGCCATCCCTTCACAGTCATCTCGCTTCGGTGCGTCACCTGTGACAACTCTCTGATAAAGTTCATTGCCGGGGTAGGCAATGACTTTCTTTCCTTGTAGATTTCTAATAATGTCTTGTTACTCATAGTTCTGTGCTTTTTAAATACTAAAAAGAAATATGGTTGATAATATTTTTTTAAATTATTTGTCATATAATTTTGTAGTATCAAATATTATATATATCTTTGTAAGTGTAACCAATATTATTACGTGATAATATTTAAATATTTGACAACTCAACCGCAAAGGTATAAATATTTATTTAAAATATCAGTGATAAACACGATATTTTTTGATAAAAAATTTAAGGTTAGTTTTAAGATATGATTAAAAAGCTTGATTTAAAACGCATTAGAAAAGAGCGCGGATTGACTCAAATCCAGCTCGCCAAGGCGCTAAGTTATCCACAAAGCTACATATCCTATGTGGAGAGCTTCAGGTCGAGTCCATCCCCGGAGTTCCTTGTGGCACTCAAGAATGAGCTCAAGATAGAGGACTTGGCACTGTATGAGATCACGGACGAAGATGAGAATGCCGGACTGAAAACCTTTTTAGGCAGAATCGACGAGCAGCAGAACACCATCAACCGCTTGCTTGACATGCTCGAAAGCCGCGATGAGCGCATCAAGGAATTGGAGCAGGAGATAGGCTTGCTTCACTCAATAATCATCAAATCAAAAAGCAAATAACAACCAACCTTGTACACAACCTTGTACATGGGTTCTTCATAGTTCTATATAATTATTAACCAGGCACTTACTAACCGAGATTTTATAGCTGGGGGGCGTGGGGTCGCTAGTTCGAATCTAGTCATCCCGACTGAAAAAGAAGAACGCTGAATGACAAGTTAATAGCTTGAATTTCAGCGTTCTTTTTTTACTTGATTGCCCACTAGAGGCGTCAGTAAAGATACGGTTCTCCGAGACATACTCAATCGAGGCACCCTTCTTCAGAGCCGCCTCCTTTCCGTTAATGATAAGTGATATAGCCATGATACTTCGTGGTTTATAGAGTATTATTTATAGTGTATAGACCGCTGCCACACATAATAAAAGCGATTGATTTACACAAAGGTAAACCAACCGCTTGATGCCTTAAAAGACGTTGCCGATAAATTGGGATTTATAAGTCTAAAATAGACTGTATCATTTGTTCATAGTCAGTTTTTATTAAAAAGACCTTTTCTCTTGCAGTCTTAAAACCATCGATGTACCTCCTATTGTCATCCTTCAGACTCGCTATGGTGCAATTGCCGACATCTTGCCGAGCCTCGATATCAGAACGATGTTCTCTTATTTCATCGAAGTGAATGTCAATGAATTCATCTGAGAAGGCGAGACAAATAAAGCGGATGG